GAACGGGAAAGTCAAGGCCGTCCGCCCGAAGCTCGTCGCATGGATGGACATGCGGAGCCGGGCGATCGTGGGCGACGTGGCTTGTGTAGATGCCAACAACCAGACCCTCAAGGAGAGCCTTGTGAAGATGCTCTACTCCCACCCGGGCGGCGTCCCCCACATCCTGCACGTGGACAACGGCAAGGACTACACGGCGAAGACCATGACGGGCCAGAGCCGGAAGAAGCGGAACATCGAGTTCGAGTTCGACGCGGAGACGGTGGGTTTCTACCAGAGCATCGGCATCGAGGAGGTGGGGCGGTCGCTCCCCTATCAGCCGTGGGACAAGCCGATCGAGCGTTTCTTCTCGACCGTGTGCTCCAAGTTCTCAAAATGGTTTGAGAGCTACACGGGCACCCTCACGGGTTCCAAGACCTACGCCAAGCGGCAGAAGGACGTCGACGGGATGCTCGAGCGTGGGGAGCTGCTCACGATGGAGGAGTTCTTCGAGGCGTGGACGGAGTGGAAGGAAACGAAGTACCACACCCGGGAGCACCGGGGACTCAAGGACGCGGGCGAGAAGTGGGTCACGCCGATCTCGCTCTTTGAGAACGGCGAACGCTATGAGAAGGCAGCGCCGCCCCGGGAGTATGCGGCGATGCTGCTCATGAAGGCGGACACCGCCCTCGTGCGGAACCAGGGGATCACCAAGTTCGGGACGCTCTACACGGACTACGAGCTTTGTCACTACGTCGGCAAGCACGTCGGCATCAAGTGGGACATCGACGACGTCACGAAGCTCTACGTCTTCGACGAGGAGGGCCGGAAGATATGCGAGGCCGTCTCCGCCGAGCTCCTGGCCTTCGGGCCCCACTGTTCACAGGCGGCGCTTGAGCGCCACCTCCGCGACCAGAAGCGGCAGGAGAAGGAAATGCGCGAGATCCTGGAAGACATGCGGAGGCCCTACGAGCTCCGCGTCCAGGAGGGCGGACGCCCCTCGAGCGCGGTCGGCATGATCGACCTCACCATCAAGGCGGAGCGGAGCCCGAAGGTCATCGCCCTCCCGAACGACAAGGAATACCGGGCGGAAGCGGCGGCAAGCCGGAAGGCCAGGAAGAAGACATCCGGGGACGAGTTCCTCACC